AATAGATTGTTTCTGAGCTTTGAAGAATTTTCTCATTATACTTTTCATCTTAACTTCTGCTCTTCTAGTTCTCAAAGACAAATCTCTATAGTAACTAGTTCTATTGAACCTTCTTCTAGTTGCTTTCACGAGCAACACTTTAACAGTCGCTTCAACCAAAGCCTCTTCGTAAGAGTTCAGGATTTTCAAATTCTACCTCTTTTTGTTTTTCTTTTGGTTTTCTTTCTTTATCTGTTCCTTCCTGACTTTCTTTTTGTCCGATGTCTTTTTCTTTTTCATCCACTTAGTATCCTCCAAGTGTATACGAATAACATCGTTGAGATTCAACTATTTATTCCTTGTCTAAAATCTTACCTAGTTTATTTGCTATTCCCATTGCTACATTTTCAGGATTCACAGTCATTGGTGGGGAATATACTTCATCACCACCATCAATGGGATCTAGTTTCATCATCTCTCTAGCTTCATTTCTAGTAATTATACCACTGGAATATAGAGTATTGGCTCTATTTAGTTCAAACTGTTCATCTTCTGGAATACATGAATCGAATGCACAGAACAAGTTTGGTTCGTCAAACATTGGAACGATACTCTGGTTGATCTGTTGCTCTAGTTTAACCAGTCTTGGATATATAGTGTTCACTGCAAACTGATACTGGGATGCTTCAACTGTTGCTCTATTCACAGTATCAGCACGGATCATCGCAATTGGGACTCCGTAACATGAACAGATTTCATCAACCATCAACTTTCTACCTTGTAAGAAGTTCATGTCTCTAGGTGTTATTCCTAGTGGTCTGATTTCTACTTGTTCATTATGCCAGAAATTCTGTGCTCTTTTACCTACACCAGTATGTTTCTCATTATACTTTGATCTATACTCGTCTATCTTCTTCTGATCTGCACCAATAATTTTCACGTCAAGGTTATGTAGACCAGAATTGTCTAGAATCTCTTTCTCGAATGCTTGCATACTTTTGTATAGTTCATAAGGTGCAATTGCTGCCATCAATGGACTAAGACCATAATACAAATCCTTTACAGAGTGATATCTGAAATGTATCATCTCTTCAGGTGTGAATGTATACTTTTCTAGTCCATTTTTGTATACATATTCCTTGACTAGAGTGTTACTATTCTTATCTGGAATTATGGTCATATTCTGAGTTGGGAAGATAAACATCTGTGTAGGAATTCCAGAACCATCTTTCTCAACGTATACGTAACAATTCCCAGTAACTTCTAGCCACTGCTGTAGCAATTCTATAAAAGAATACTCGTTGAGATATCCGTTTACGCTTTTGAACAAGTCTATGTATGGACCATCAACTACTTCCTGAATCTCGTATGCCTTCTTCGTATAACTAGTCAGAGTAGACTTGCTTCTAAGATATGCATTCACCTTCTTGGATACTGGTCTAGTATCACCAATTATCTTAGATTGCTTACTAGGAACGGATACATACCATCTCAAGGAATTGCTAGCGCAATTTGTAGAAATCATGTTTGCGCATATATATATCCATGAGATATAGTTCTCAATCTGTTTATCAAAGTTGTATGTAGGATATAACTCTCTACCACTGATATATGTAGGAACAAGTGCCCCTTGCTTGGACTCACTTGGTGGTGGAGCTGATCCTTTGCCAAACATGTTTTTGATATATTCTAACATTAACTGTTTCTCCAAGCTTAGAAAGATAGTGCTGCTTCTGGTTGTTTATGCTTTGTATATAGTGCATATCTTATTGCAGATATAGCATGGTCATTTGCCTTCACTGGTTGATCAGTAGGATTACCATCCTTGTCAACCTTCCAACAATAGCTGGTAAGTTCGTTGATAATGTTTGTCGAGTATTCATCTACTAGTAATGTGCAACCTTGTAGATACTTAATTCCATCGTTAACTGATCCTGGACCTTTGTAAGCAGCTTCAACCCAGAATCCAGCTCGTTTTAGTTCTTCACCCTGATCTGGAGCTTCTGAATCGTAATAGATCTTACTAGATCCTCTTTCTTTTTCAGGTATTATGTCTTTTAACTTTTGTATCAAATCGTTAACTGTCAAATGCGATTGATATAGCATCTCTTCTACATAAACAACTTTCCCATCACTCACCACTTTAATCACGCATGATGGATTGCTCCAACCGAAGTCTATACCATAGACTATTGAAGCATCACTATTCAGTTTATCAACTCGGTTCACTTGTTGCCAGTTGTTCTTGAAAATCAAACCTCTTAACTCTGACCAGATTCCATTTGCATATATATTCCATAATGCCTCGTCTTGGTATTTCAATGCTTCTAAATCGTTTATGAAATCATCTGTTAGAAAACCATTATCTCTATATGTTGATACACATTCTTTTAGATCTGGAATTCTTTTATCTATAAGTTGTTTCTTTATCCAGTTAGTAGAACCAACAGGGTTCAGTAAAAGAATTATACGATTCCTTGTAAAATCTACCCATTCAAGTTTTATTGGACTTCTCAATCTAGTTTGTAATACTACAAAATCAGAATGCTTTATAGAATTTGCTTCCTCAACCATGATAAAATTAAAAGCAGAACTTTTAATCCTTTCAATGTCAAGCAAGCTAGAAAATTTTAAGTATGACTTTCCACAAGTAACAATACCAGCTGTCTTATCTTCAGTGAAATAGTGTCTCAATCCATATATATCAACTATTATCCAAAAATCACGAATGGTTGAATCTCTTAAACTGGTGAAATTCTTTCTAGCAACTAAAATTGATATACCATCATACTTAAGCATGCATTCCATTATAAATTGTAATGCAGCAAAACTTTTTCCTGATCCTGCTCCACCCCTGAGAATTAGAATCTTTTCGTTTGTATTTAAGATATCTTCATATGCTTGTGTATAATATATCTCTTTAACATTCTTATATTCTGGTTCTTTCTTTTTAGTAGAACCTTTGGGACGCCCTTTAGTCTTCATAAGTATTAAATGTTATAGATTTTATCTCTAAGTTCTTCCAAACTTGGAATATAATCTCTAAATCTAATGAATCTCCAACCTAGTGATTCTATTTGTTTTTGTCTTTGTTTATCTTTTTCTTCATCTTGGTGCCAGTAACTTCCATCATATTCTATAGCTATCATTCTAGTAGGTAGTGCTATATCTATACACTTATTACACTCTTTAACTACAAAGTTTAGAACTGGGTATATATCTATTTGTTTAACTAGTTCAAATAGTTCAACTTGTGGTTTAGAAGGATTTGTTATAAATCCATTCATATACGATGCTTGCCATTCTATCATTCTATTTCTAACATGTTTTCTTATATTATCTCTCATACTTGGATTATAAACAAAGAATTTTTTTCTCGCTTCACTCATTTTCTTTTTAGTTTCTTCAGAATGTTTTCTACCTTTAAAATAAGTGTTTCCTAAACATTTTCCCTTATGAGAAATAGACATTTTCTTTCTAGTTTCTTCAGAACATTTTCTTCCTTTTAGTATATCTGATCTATTCTTTAATCTTATATCTATTTCTTTTGTTAATCCTTTATTCCAAGGACCATTTCTTTTAGATATTGATTCTCTAATCTTTTGTTTTGTTTCTTCTGTATTTTTTCTTCCTATATTCAACCAACCAGTAGGAATAATATTTCCATCCTTATCTTTTGTATATCCCTTAGGCATCTTCTTTTTCACCTTTTACTGGCTTTTTCTTCATTACAAATACTGGTCGTTCAGGTGGAATAATTTCTGATGTTTCTACATATCCACGTTTACGTCCTTTAGTTTTAAGCATGAAACAAATTGCTGCTGTATCTCGAGCAAGAATTTTATCCACAAGTGCATTCTCACAAATATCTAGTATTTTATCATCTGCTGCTTGAAATGCATCTCTAATCTTACTATGTCTCTTTATCATGTTATAGATAGTGGGAAGAGAAATTCCTAATCTTTTACAAACTTTCGTTCGAAGTCCTTTTTCTTCCACTATTACTCGACACACTTTATCTAGATCTTTAATCTTATACTTCCCTTTGTTTCTAACATTACTATCTACATTAAATTCTTTCTCATCAATCTTCCATTGGGATATATCAGCACCTTTTTTTCCTTCTAATACTTTCAATTTCGACACACCACTCTTAACATCATCTTCTGAAAGTTGAAGATCAAGGTTCTCTAATTCTTTGTCTATGTTTGGTTTAACTTCTTCCATGAATCTCCTTAGATTAGATAAAATGAGTGGGGATTAGGACCATTTTAAGAATCTACACTATGCGATTCACCTAATCCCCACCTTACAAAGAAAGGAGGAATGTATATGATAGATCTTGTATCATATATATGTTATAGATACATCGAAATGACAATATATATTCTAGTAAAATTCTATTATTTTCTATTTTTTCATGTGTTTTTCTATTTTTTCTACTAGTTGTTTTACTTTTTTCGACTTGAAAAACATTTCTTGTAGCTCATCATCTGTTATTTGTAGATTAAATCTACTATCTACATCTACTACAAATTCCAAAGAGTCAAGAGAATCTAATCCAAGTGTTACTATCTCTGTATCCATAGTAGCTTGTATATCTGTATAGTTTTTTAGAATATCTGATAGAATATTGAAGATTTCTTTTTTTGTCATTCTATTCCTCCTTCTTTTAATCTTTTACTTTTCCATGTAATCTTATAGTTTTTGCTTTGAAAATACTTTCACATACTACTCCTCTAATTCTTACTCCTTGTGGATTTGTAGCTATAAATCCAGTAGAAAAAATATCACTATCAGAACATGATAAAAAATCGTAACCTGTTATTTCAATATCTGTATATCCTTCTATTTCTAGTACATTTGTTGCTCCTTTTGGATTACATGCTACCAAAACAAAAACTAAAAGTAATACTACTAATAATCTTTTCATACTTCTATTCCTCCTTTTTCAGTGGACACCATTTTGGACTTGTATCACCCATACGAATGAGAATAACTGTATAATATGTTTTCTCATGTAGGCAAAGATTTCTTAATCTATACTGGCAGTTATAGCATTTCATACTACTCACCATTAAACATATCCTCCTTTTTACTTTTGAAGATTTTTTTTAGTTGTTCTATCCTTGTTTTTTCTTCCTCCTTATCTGGTGTATTTCTTGGATCGTTTATGTAGACTAAATCTGTAAATTTACAAACTGGACATTTGAATTCTATTTCTAGTTTACTAATACTATTATCATCTATAACTCTGTATGTACTGGAATGTTTATGTATAGATTTTAACTGATTCTCAACTGATAATCTTATAAACTCACTCATGGTAAAACCTTTGATATCATTATCTCTCATGTATGAGATAATTTTACTGTATGTTTCATCTGAAAGGTTAACTGATGTTACATTTTTTAATTCTCGTCCTGGAATTCCTCTTGGCATTTGATTAGTCTCCTTCTAGATTTTTTTGACTTTGTCTTTTCTCTTCCTTTAGGAAGAAAGAAAAGCAATGTATTATTATATTATTATATTATTAGACTACTAAAAGCGAATAAAACTATACTATACAGATCAAATTCAAGGATTTTTTTCTTCCAAATTATTCGGTTTCTATTCGTTTTCTCGGGTTTTACTATTCGCTTCTAGCAATTCTAATATCCTATCAACCTTTTCTTCTAGTATATCAAGTCTATTTCTTCTGTCTTTTTTACCTGGATATGTTATACCATTCCACTCGATAAATTTACTATCAACTATTCTTCCATTTGTTAAAAAATCACTAGAATTGAGAATGTTTAACCATTCAGATATTCTTTTATCTCTCAGTGTTTTATTTGACTCACCCAATCTCAAACTCTCAGCTAGAACATCTATACAAATTCTGTTACCTGGAACTGTAGTCAGGAACCTATATAGATTCTGTGGATACTCTTTAATTTTATAGAATCCACTATTCATAACATGAAAATTCAAAGCTATAGCATTCTGAGCAAATAGTGTACCAAGTGGATTTCTGAACTTTATACTAACAACATCATCCTTTACAGTATAATCAAAGAACCCACAAGTAATACCAGTAAAATCGTAATCAACTACAATTCTTTCTCTCCTAATTAGTTCTCCATCTTTAACTACGTTCTTAACTTGAGTACATTTATATCTAGTTGATAATTTACATTTTGAAATCTTATCGAATATAGCAATAATATCATCAAACTTATAGTCTTTTAGAAAAGGAAACATATCTTTTAGTTTTTTCAGCGGTATTGGCATTTCTTCGTTAACATACTTTGGAATATTCCTCAAGTTATCAACTACTCCGAAATATTCAGTATTTTCTAAAGTTGAAAATTTCTGTATTCTATTTAACACCTCCTTTGAGTTTTGACTTGGTAGTTTATCGCTTAGATTTATCTTCTCACCTTTCTTATAGAACATATGCGCTATAACAGTAGATATTACATCTAGAAGCATAAAGCATTTGTAGTCTAGATATCCATCAATATATGTAGTGCTACCTATAGTAACAGGATTTCTTATTCTATTTCTACTATTCTCAGCTATAGGTCGAATTAACCAGTTTAGATATATATCACTATAAACTTTCAACTGTATCACCTCCTATCTAAAAAAACTAAAGAACTGGTTTATTGTATTAACAGTCCAACAATTTCCAATTGCTGCTATTCTTTCATGTTTCTTAATACCTTCACATTCTGTATAATTATCTGGTAGTGTTTGTAACCGTTCTAGTTCTATCAATGTTGGTAATCTAAATCTACCATTTATATAGTAATATTGTCCACCCCATACTATTGGACTATTTACAGTAACAATACATGGTGCTTTACTTTGTAATGGTATTAGATTTTTGTATAATATATCTTTTCTATTACTAATATCAAAGTTATATACTGTTTTAACTAATACTGCTACTTCTTTCAAATTATGTTTAGTAACAAATTCATATGAAGATCCTTTTATAAAACTACTACTTTTATCTATTTCTTCATTAACTATATCTTTTATGTATAGATTATTATCACAAACTAAATTCATAAATGGAATATTAGTCCAGTAATATCTTGATCTTCTTTGTGCTGAGTAGTATTTACTATCTATCAATCTTGGTTTAACTTTTACATAACTTGTTATCATATCACGCCATTCAGCTTTTAATCTAACATTCTCAAGAAAAAAGTAATCTGGTTTTAACTCTTCAAGTAATCTTACAAACTCAAAAAATAACTTTGATTCATCGTGTTCAAAATTTGTTCTTTTTCCTAGATTACTGAATCCTTGGCATGGACTACCTGCTGCTAATAAGTTTATCTTTGGTAAAGAAGTTTTAGTAACATTTGTTACATCACCGAGTTGTATAATATCTGGATGATTTTTCATTGCTATTTTCATAGAAGATTCTTCAATTTCAGATGCAAAATAATTATCAACTTTTATATTACATTGTTTAAAAGACTCTCTACAACAAGATATCCCATCAAATAAACTTAAAATGTTCATTTTACACACTCCTTTATAAATACTAAGAAAAACGTAGAAATAGGAAAAACGGTTAAAATTGACAGTCTAACCTATTGAAATATAAAAAGAAAATTTTACGATTTTTCTTATTTCTTAGTTTTTTCATATCTCTTCTCTAACTCCACCAAACTCTTTTACATCAGTATATCTGTCATCTACATCAACTTTATACCAACCGAAACTACAGTCTTGACAAATTCCATGCCAAGACATAGTCTTAGAATCATATGCCCAACTATTTGATTTGTTTACGAATCCTGTGTCCTTACAAGTTTTACATGAATATCTTTCCATTTTCTATCCTCCTAGAATGTTAGATATTTATCTTTTTGTGATTTACTATCACAAAGAATATAGTTACGATAATAATGATCACACTTATCCAAATCCAAACTTTCAAGCAACCTCATACTATTGTGATATATTCCGGTTGATTTTCTTATTTCTTTTTGTTTATTCTTTGAATAATGTACCAGTTCTTCAAATTCAATTCCATTCTCTACCATTTCTTCTATCATTTGTTGATATCTATACATATCTACCAATGTTATTAGAAATAGAATACATCTTGTTTTTATACTATCTTCCTTGTACCATTCGTAAAATTTCGATGTATCTATATCAAATTGTTCTAATACCTTTAACTTTCTATCTAGAAATTTAGAATATGTTTCTATACCGTTAATTGTATTCCTCAAATCAACACCACAAAATTTATTATCTTCATTCAAACAGCAAAACCTTCTAAACTCAAATGTATCGTTTATTGGAGTAACAGAATCGTAAGTTATGTTTGTATCTATACTGTGATATTCTTTTATCTTTTTTGTCATTAAAGCAAATAGAATAACAATAGCTGAATTTGACTGACCCAGTATATGTAAGTTAAATTTCTTCTTACCAATTCTTTTCAATTCTCTTAAGATTGGTATTATTCCAAACACAACTGGATGTACAGGGAATTCTTTATACCCAGATACTAATCCTCCAAGTGAGAAATAATCAAATTTGTTTACTATATCTAGATCAACCAACATATTCTTAAACAAATGATAACTAGCAGAACTTCCAAACTGATGAATATATATCATTTTTTTTCTAATCTCATCTGGAAGACCTACTGCTATCTCATAACTTTTTCTATTTAACATTCCTTCATCTATATCATACTTTACTATACTTGGTGGTACATCTAATGTAAAAGCAAAATCGTAACTTTTATTTTCACATAACCATTCGTAATATATATGTGTTATTCTATCGACTAGTGATGGTTTAATCTTACCAGTTGATATCTGGAATCCTCCACTATCTATGTAAATTTTACATCCTTGAAACATATAGTAACTTCTTAATCTATCTATATTTTTTGTAGCAGAATTCTTAATATTCTCTGGTTTAAGTTTAAGAAACATTCCAAAAGTTTCTAAAATATCACAAGTATTGGCAAAGATTTCGTTTATTCCCTTACTATATTCCATATTATTGAGATTAACATAAATAGTATTAGAACCACCCATAATGTATCTCATACTATTCTCCTATTTCTTATACGCAACAAAAGACATATGAATTTTTTGGAATCTTTCATTACTCATCCAACCTTTATACTCATCATAGTATAACTTATACTTTTCAACTTTTTCTTCAGAATAATCATCATCTTCTATAACTTTAACTTTTTCTATTCTTTCAAACTCATTTTCTTCTAGAAGTTTAACTAATCTCTCTTCACTATATAGAAATTTGTGTCCCATACCAGGAACCCATGGAAATGCAAATAAACAAGTGTATAAAACTGCTCTTTCTTCTTCATTACTTTTTACTATTTCTTCTAATAGTGGAATAAGATTAGCAGTTTCTACTATAAGTTTACCACCAGATTTTAGAATTCTACTATATTCTTTAATCATTTTTTTTCCTTCAAAATAATCTATATGTTCAATTACATGAGAGCATAGTATTTCATCCACAATATTATCATCTATTGGTAGGTTGAGAATATCTAGTTTGATATCTGAGTGTTTATCATATAAATCTATATTGATATATGTTGAATTCTTTATATCTCCACTTCCCATGTTAAATTTTACTGGTTTATTGCTATTTCTAAAATTTTTTACCATCTTTTTTAGTTTATACATTTCTAATATCTTCATATACCCTCCTAAACTCACAGTCAGTTCCTTCAACTAATTCAAATCCCAATTTTCTCATATATGGAATTTGATCCTTCTTCCATTGTTCTACCCAATCTTTTCCCATAATATCTTCTAGTTTATAACATTTTCTTCCACCACCAACACTATAGATATTTGTTTTTACATTTCTACTCATATTAATACCTCCTATATAGATTCTAAGTCTTTTGGATTTATTGTATAGAATTTTGCATCACTACCATAAACTCTATAATGTCTTTTCATTTCCTTCCAAATTTCGTATGCTGGAAGCTTCATTGTATTCTCATCAAAGAAGTATTGTTTAGTTGTTTCATCAAATAGAATCCTCTGACCAAAGTTTTTTACTCCTTTTAATGCTTTGAATTCATTGCTTACTTGACTTTCTTTCATTCCAGTATCAAAAGCAATTTGTTTAACTGATCCTTTCCCGTTATCTTTTAACCATTCTATAACCTTACCACCATTTGTTTGAAACCATTTCTTATTCATCTCCTATACCTCCATTCTTTTAGTTGTTTCACTAATTCTGAATCTTTTGGTTTGTTATAGATAAACTCATCTATATTCTTCTTTAACAACTCCCAACTATACTGGACTTCTTCTACTGGTTCAACTAGTTGTTTCACTTGTTTTAACTCTTCTGCTTGACTCACCAGACTTTCTATTGTTATTTTCTTTGGTCTTCCTCCCTTGTTTTTCTTTTCCATAACTATCAAATCCTCCATGTCGAAGTTCTAGTTCTGCTATAAGTTTACGAATTTCTTTGCAATATTCAACCACTAGTTTATCCATCTATTTGATCCTCCTATACTGCATCTTTTGTTTGTCGAATACGTAAATCTCACCATCATCTACTACTTCAAACTGAATCTCATTAAATTCCTTCTCCCAGTCATACATACATACTTCTAGTGTTGCTTCTTCTGATAGTCCTGAATATGTCATATACATATCCTCCTTTCATTCATTTATAATATGTTATGAGAAATTTTGATGACGGAAAATTTCTCGTTAAACGCGTTATAGATATGTTTTTGCGGTAATTCAAATTTTACGGTTTCAGTTTTTTTATATATCTAAAACGCGTTTAAACCAAGTCAGACGAGAGATATGTAAAAAAAGGTTGTTTTACCCATATGTAAAAACAAGATTTACAAAAATCGTACAAAAATCAAGGCAAAAAAAAATACAATGAAATCAAATAGTTAACTGTAACCTATTGAAATCATTAGTGATGTCGAGATCATTTTGATAATATCTTAATCCCCTAGTTATAACATATATATGTTACAGAAAAGAAAAAAATAATCTAGAATATATAAACATAAAAATGGGGAGTATTGAGATATAGAATTGAGTCCTACAGCAACACACAGCAGACTCACACTATACCAAAGTAACGAGGAGAGATGAAGTCCCCGGTGTGTTTTAGCGCTATTCTCAATACTCCCCAAAGATGAAGTAGACATTTGCTCACATCACTCTACAAGTGGTGCTAGTGGTTATAAAGATAACGAGGACAAAAATAAGTGATAAAAATCCCCGGTAGAGTTCCACTGTCTACTAAGAAGCACCAAATTATTTTCTAATCTTTCCTAATACTTTTTCTATTTCTTTTCTTTCTCCTCTAGGAACATAAACTAAAGTTTGAGTTACTCCTTTATACTTAAATGTACCAACTTTTAATTTTTTCTTTATTTGTAACACTCTATTAAGAAGTGACTCACGAAACTTCATTGTTCCTGGTATATGGAATGCCATCTTCCATATATCACTTACTGCTCTTTCTGATCTTCCTAGAATTTTTGATAGTTCTTTCTCGTTTGTTTTACTCATACTCTTACTTAGAATTTGTGTTAACTCAGAATCAGTCCACTTTTTACTCATTTTCTGCTCCTTTCTCAACGAATTGTAGTTCTTCTACAAATTTATATATATATAGATGTTTGAGATATAAATGATTTTGAATGGAGTCTAGGGTAGAGAAAAGGAGTAAACTCTACCCTAGACCTTTAAGAAAGGGAGAAGAGTAACATCATCGAAATCTGTTTATCCACCAATAACAAAACCGAATATCTTAATACTTTCTTTGAAAAATGCAACTTTTAGAAATGCCCAAATTGCGATTACTATCAATACTAGAGCAATATTATCTCTAAGTGTATTCCATGCTTTATTGAGACTACCAGCAAAACCTTTTACACCTTCAGTTTTGTCATCTTTTGGTTCATTCAATACCTTTGGAATTGACCCATTACCATTTATTTTACCAAGAATTCTGTCTATATCTGTTCTATTTTCTTTTGCAATAACTTTTAGTTCAGCAACATCCATTTTAACTTCACATAGTGTTTTTTCATTTCTCTTAACTATTTCGCAAAGGTCATCTAGTTGTGAACTTGCTCTACCTACAAATTTTGTATGGTCTTGTAGAGTCATTTCAATTCTGTCGTGGTGTGGACAATTTTCCATTTCAATCATCTCCTCTTAGAGTAGTATTCCTATTGCAAGTCCGATAGTAGTGAAAATTCCAAATTGTGTTACTTGAGACCAGAATGAGGGTTTTGCATCTCTTACTCTCTGTTCACAGGAGATATCTTTTTGTTTTGAAATCTCTTTCATTTGTTCGATAGTTTGTTTGGATAGTTCTATTTGTTCTTTTTGCAATTCGTTTACTTTTGTCATCAATTCTACCTGTTTTTCTAATAATTCTACCTGTTTTTCTAGATTTTCTATTTGCGAATTGCAAATACTTCCATGTTCTAACTTTACAACTATTGAGGCAGCATCGTCATCTGATAGTGTTATGTCTGCTCTACTTAGCTGAGGTATAACCAAGAGACTTAAGACGATTAACAGTATCAGTTTTGCTTTGAGGTTTCTGAACATTATCCCTCTCCTTTTTCAATTTCGAGTATTGACTTTTCAATGCTAGATTCTGTTCCTGAACTTTATTCAACTGAAAGTTCAAAGAATCAATCTCACTATTCTTTAATGCCATTTGTTCATCAAACTTTTTTGTTAATTCCTCTTCCTGTTTTTTCAAATACTGATCTAATACGGATTGTCGTGGAAATGAGTTTCCAACATAGAAGATTATAGAAAGAAGGAATAATCCTCCAACTACGAAACCAACTATTCTTCCATACTTTTTTAACCATTCCATTTATAGATCTCCCATTCTTTCAAATAGTTTCTCTGTTGTTTCTCTAATACTTTCAATGTCTTACTGAGATATTCTATATTACATCCTGAATCGTATACATACAATACTCTCACCAGAATCTCCTTTTATCTACACCTAGTTTATACGATTGCCCATACTTGTATATCTTACATGGATAATCGTAACCTACGTCGCAAAGGTCAAGTTTTGATCCATTTGATAGAGTTAACACTTTTCTTCTACATCCATCTCTCATTGATAACCAAGTCTTTTCTTTTGCTCTATCGTATTCTTTTCTAACCATTCCTGGTCCTGAGTTATAGTTCATGTAACTAAGGAATAACCTTCCATCTTTGTTCATCTTATCTAGTTTACTCATGTAGTATGCTTGCATTCTAATTCCCTGACTAGCTATGTATGGATTATTATTTTCTTTCATCTCTTTGTTTATTTCTCTAGCAGTAGCGGGCATCATCTGTGAAATTCCTTGACCTCCGTCAAATGCAGTAACATTTGATCTACATCTAGATTCTTGAGATAATTGTCCTAGATGATACCACCATGGATAATCCTGTCCTGAAAATAGAATAACTGCATTCCTCACTTCCACTTTATAATCAAGGCATCTATCTACTGCTCTACATACATTAACACATAATAGTAGGAATGCACACACTATCCAGAATATAAATAGAGGTTTTTGCATTTAACCACCATGACTAACTGCATAGATGATAATAACATACCAAGCTATAACCATTGCTTTTCGTAAAGGATCAGGTTCACTAGAAAAATTTATGTATGGCCAATATAGTTTTCTAGTAACATGAGCTAGTGAAATACCACTAGATACAAATAGTAACTTTGATATGTAGAGAATAATAATTCCTGTCTCTGGTGGAGGAAGTAATACAATTGCTCCAAGTAGAGATAGAAGAATACACAAATCCAGAGATACACGTCTTAGATTGAATAGTAGTGTTTTCATTGTTCACTCCTTTCTTATGATCCATACCAAGTAACACAAAAAGATGATATACTAACACCAGGTGATGAAGATATACCAATAACTTCTATATAGCATGGTCTCCAAGCACCACCTTGAGCAGATATATCAAGTGCTGAACCTGTAGCGTATTGAAGACCAGAATTCCTTGTTGGTGAACATAATGATCCAGCAGTTCCATTACAGTTAAATCTAATATAGCAACCATAATTCTGTGTTGCTGCTCTAACGCCAAGAACTACATACTTACAAGTAGATGGAATATATAGATAGTTATAGAAACATTTTTTATATGATGATGTTCCTATGTTAATAAATGAACAATATGTTTCAGCTTCACCACCGTCACTGAAATC